AGCACGATCTTTCTTTTCGTCTAAGATGTACTTGTTAAAATTCTTTTTGTATTTACTTGCTTCTGCTTTTACTGCAGATCTATACCAAGTTAGAGATTTCTTTTCTCCTCCTGTAGCAGCACTTACTCTTTCAAATAATGTCTTGTATCCTGGGTCCTTGTTTGTAATATTACGTTGGACTGACGCAAATCCGGTTGCCATTTTAGACTCCTAAGTGATCTTCGGTTAGTATTAAGAAGTTCATCTGCCTGTCTTCACAATACTCTCTCGCAGCGGACCATTTAGTTTGGTTCTTTACGTAAGTCAGTGCGGCATTACGATAGGCAGCAGTTTTTTTGTTTTTCTCATTCGGTGGTTTTGTTTGTTTTTTGGGTTTGATCTCAATAATATACTTGGTAAGTTTGCCACTCTTTTCTTTTACTTTAATATAAAAGTCAGGAAAATATCGTCTTACTTTACCATCGGGTGCGCGATAGGGAATGATTATCTCTTCGCTACCCCATTCGATTATTGAGGGATTACTATCACAGAACACCATGAACTTACGTTCCCATAGCGACCTATAAACTATGTTTGAAGGATTGCCACGGTACTTAGTAGGATTTTTAGGTTTGTAAAATCCTGAGTACGCCATAAATATAGAAGGACCAACATAGGTATTTAGTGTGTCAATCAATAGATTCTTAAGCACAGTTGCAAAAAATGGCGGTATGTCATTTAGTAATAACTTTGTGGTTAGTTTTGAAGGACCTGCTGCGAAGTATTTTGATTCAGAAGCGGTTGAATTTTTCTGTGATGAAGCACAATTACCAAATGTAAATACTGCTACTGCGACACAAAATGGTCTTTATGTTGGATTGGGATCTGTAGATTATCCCCATACCAGGGTCTTTACTGAATTTCAACTTTCTTTTATGTTGGATGCTAATTTGAATCTTTTGAAATCTTTGAATTTATGGTATGGATCTATTTTTAACGAAAATGAGATTGAAACTTATCTTGAAAATCGATCGACTAGACTAGCATATAAAGATAGTTATGCCAGCACTATAAACATTACTAAAACTGAATCTGGTCCAGATTCACCAACACAAAGAAAACCAATCACGTATGTTATGGAGAAGGCATATCCATATGCCGTTGATGCTATCCCACTTCAGTTTGGATCTTCTCAAATTACTAAAGTTACTGCTCAGTTTAAATATCAGAGACACTACACTATTAATAGAGATATTACTGCGGTAACAGGAAAACCATTAGTACAAGAATTTAAAACCATTACTGGAAGGTCTATTTTATCAGAGGCACAAAGACAGACTGGTTTGGCAGATTTAAGAGGAGCTAATGGCGACGTAGCATAGCAAAATTGATTTTTCAATTCCATGAAAGTGGGAAAATTTTTCCTGCTCATTTTTGCTTAAAAAAGTCGCACTAAATATTATTATGATATGATCTGAACATAATGGCATTACCACAAGTTGTGCTTCCAACCTATGAGTTGGAAATTCCGTCTAATGGCAAAAAAATTAAATATCGTCCATTTGTCGTAAAAGAAGAAAAACTACTTCTTTTGGCATTGGAAACAAATGACGAAAAACAAATTGAAGAAGCTGTAAAAACTACATTAAAAGGTTGTATTCAAACCAGAGTAAAAATTGAAAATTTAGCAATTTTTGATTTGGAGTATATTTTTCTTCAAATTCGCGCTGTATCTGTAGGCGAAATTGTTGAAATGAAAGTAACTTGTAAAGATGATGATACAACAAAAGTTCAATATAATTTGAATTTGTCTGAGGTTAATGTTATCAAACCAGAAGGGCATAGCAATAAAATCATGCTATCTGATGATATGGGTGTAATCATGAAATATCCACAGTGGAATGATTTTATTGTTGGATCAGTTATGGGACAATCTCCATCTGCGGAAGGAATTGTCGAAATTATTGCAGATTGTGTTGATCAAATATTTGATGGTGAAGATGTATATGATAGTTCTACTACATCAAAAAAAGAATTTGTTCAATTTATAGAAAATCTTACCAACGCTCAATTTGAAAAAATTCAAGAATTTTTCCAATCATGTCCTAGACTAGAACATAAATTTACTGTAATTAATCCAAATACTGGAGAACCATCTGAATTTGTACTTACTGGATTATCCAATTTTTTCGGATAGCCCTCTTTCATAATACGCTAGAGGGATATTATAAAACTAATTTTTCTTTGATGCAGCATCATAAATATAATTTGAGTGAAATTGAAAACATGATACCATGGGAGCGTCAAGTTTACGTTAGTCTCTTGATGCAACACTTAGAACAAATCAAACAAGCTCGCGAAGCAGCTAAACAATAATGGCACACGGATACGCATCATATCAAGACAATAGAGGTAATGTAGATTATCTTGGGAAAATTGTTGATGCCGTCACAAATTATTTAGATAATCGTGATAAGAAAGAAAAAACAGCGGATATAGTTGCCGCTAAAGTAAATATTTTAGATGAGCAAAAAACTTTATCTGCTGGCAAAACTAATTTATTGAGTGGTGGTGGAAATACTAACGTATCAGAAATTCCACTACAAAAAATGCTTGGTGGGAGTTCATTACAAAGATCACTCCCTGGTGCATCTGCTGTAAATCCTGATGTGGTCGGTGGTGCTGCTACACCTGGAGTTTCGCGAAGAAAAGGTATAACAGGAGAAGGTTATTTTGGCGATTCTATTGTAGATATTGGCGCTACGAATCTTGGTGTTGAAAGAGACCTTGGTGGTGGTGATATGTTCACCAAACGCCTTGACACTTTCAGTGATAGTGGTGGTGGATCTGAAGAGGTAGTTCAGGCAATTGACAGACTAACGTTTGTCACGATGAGTTTAGTTTCTGCTACTAAAGAGCAATCTAATCAGCAAAAAATGATTGCTGGGGCACAGCAACAACAAACAGACAAGTTAGCAAGAAAATCAAAAGCAGCTGCGGAAGAAAGTGCTCTTGAGAATGGTCAGGATCTTTCTGGAAATTCTGCTTATCAAGGTCTTTTACGTGCCGCTACTGGCGCTATGTCTGGGGCAGGAGGATCGTCAAGAGGCGGTGGTCCTGGTATGGGTCTTGGCGGCAAAGTACTGGCAAAAAATATGCTCAAGGGTGCTACCAGAAGAGGTGCTGGTAGAACTGGTGGTAGGTTAGGTGCTGCTCTTGGTGGCAAACTAATGGGTGGTTTTGGTGCCAGAATGGGTGCTAAACTAGGAGCTAAAGGAGTTGGTAAAATAGCAGGTGGAGCACTTGCGAAGAGTTTAGGTAAAAAAATTCCATTAGTAGGATTAGGACTAGGTGCTGTCTTTGCTGCTCAAAGAGCAATGCAGGGCGATTTCGTTGGTGCTGGTCTTGAATTAGCATCTGGAGCAGCATCTACTGTTCCTGGTATTGGAACTGCTGGGTCTGTTGGTATTGACGCTGCTTTGGCTGCTAGAGATATGGGAGCAGTCCCATTTGCGGATGGCGGTATTATTTCTGATGCTACTCTTGGATTAGTTGGTGAAAAGGGTAAGGAAGGTGTTTTCCCACTTGAGGGTGCTGAAGGCAGGAAAACATTCCTTATGTTTGGTGAAGGTATTCTAGAAGCACAATATAAAAATAAAAATAAATACGCAAAACTTCAGGCACAAGGACTTTCTCAGTATTATGACAAACAAAATGGGTGGGAAAAATTCGTTGACGCATTGAAAAATCTATTGAAAAATCTGATCCCTGGTGGTGGCGGTGATGATAATATATTTGCTCGGTTAGCAAGATATCTTACCGGTGGCGGCGGTGGTCTCGGTCGTCCAGTTGATGCACCAGATTTAAAGACAGCTATTAGACAACTTGAATCTGGAAATGATTATGGTTCAATGTATTCCAGAGATAGAGCAACTTTCTCTCGTGGACAAGAAGATATTACAAAGATGACTATTGATGAAGTTGACCAACTTCAAACTGAGTATTTAAATCATCAGGCATCTAAAGGATATGGTGAGGATCAAAGAAGTGCTGCTATGGGTGCTTACCAGATGATAGAGGTCAAGAAAGTTGCTAAAAATATGGGACTTGATACTTCTAAAGTCTTATTCAATAAAGAAACACAGGATCTAATGTCCAATAGTTGGTTAAATGATGCTGGATATCAAGAATGGAAAGCAGGGAAAATTA